TGATCATATTCATCATTCCACCGGGGCAAATACAAGCCGGACGATCCACCGGCTCTCCTTCAAATATATTTTTCAGTCTCTCTTTCGGTGTTAACATCATCGTCTCCTATGCAATATTCAACATTTCTTTCGCTGCTTTTACCGCTTCCACTGCATTGGCAGTATAAGAATCTGCACCGATCTTATCTGCAAACTTCTGTGAAATCGGTCCACCGCCGATCATAACTTTCACCTGATCACGGATGCCCGCTTCCTTCAGAAGGTTAATAACCGTCTCCATTCCTCCCATTGTTGTCGTCATCAAAGTTGACATACAAACAAGATCTGCATGATTTTCAATAGCAGTATCAACAAATTTTTGAAGCGGAACGTCTCTTCCTAGATCGATCATTTCGAAACCGGCAGTTTCCATCATAATCTTCACAAGATTCTTTCCAATATCATGAGTGTCTCCTTCCACAACTCCGATTACAGCTTTCACCTTGTCTTCACTGGATGTCTCCGGCAAATGCGGGCGCAAAATATCAAGACCTACATACATTGCATCGGAACAAAGAAGCACGTCGGTTACAAAATACTCTTCTGCTTCATATAATTCGCTAGCGCGATTCATACCGTCTACAAGTCCATCCATAATTCCGTCAAATGCTGGGAATCCCGCTTCCAAATATTCCTTCGCCGCTTCCTCTACATCATCCTCTTCCATCTCTACTACACCGTCAGATAAACGTTTTAATAATTCTTCTTTTAACTTTTCCATCTTTCTCCTGATTCTAGCTGTATCCACTAAAGGCTTTGCCCTTTGAGCTTCGGCTTCTAATCTTTCATTATATTTCATGAACTCTGTAAGAAGATTCTCCAGAAGCCATTTTTCAAGAACAAGCTCACTAGTTCTCTTTTTATGCTGGCACAAATGTAGCTTTTCATAACGGGTACAGCGATAATAAATATATTTTTGAGCTACCACATGTCCGCTAAGTCGATTCCCGCACTCCGCGCAATACACAATACCGGTAAATAAATACACTCGGCCGGTACACTCTAAAGAAGATCTTTGCGCCCGAATGTTCAAAATCTCTTGCACGTGATCAAAAGTTTTCTGGCTAATCAATGCTGGACAATAATTTTCTTGATCATGAGCTCTTCCTATGTACCTTTCATTTTTAAGCATTACACGTATAGCGGTATGGGAATGAGCTATCCCATAAGTATCCATTAGATATTTTCTAAGACTTGAGATAGAACGTATCGCAATATATTTATTGAAAAGATCAATTGCTATTGGGGCTGTTTCTTCGTTTATTACTATATGTTTATTTTCAATTTTATATCCAAGCGGAACCTTTCCGCTGATTGGCTCATTTCTTAAAGTCTTGCTTTCAAAAACGGCCTTGATTCGTTCGCCTGTCCTATCCGCTTCATCTTGAGCCACTGAAAGCATGATATTAATTTTCAATCGGCCAGAAGCTGTAGAAGTATCATAATCCTCTTGGACCGTTTTCCAGTCCACATGATAGGTTTCTAAAACTTCTTGAACCTTATAATATTCCGCAATGTTTCTGAACCATCTATCAAGCTTTGTGAAAACAATCAAATTAATCTGACCGGATTTTACATCTTCCAGAAGCCGTTGCAGTTCAGGGCGTTTTGAAGCTTTTTTTCTAGCGGAAATTCCGGCATCAATATAGTGATCGAAAACATATATTTTATTTTCTTGCGCCCAGGCATCTAATGTTTCTGTCTGTGCTGCTATAGATAGCCCATGAATAGCCTGTTCTTCCGAACTTACTCGAATATACAAAGCCGCTCTTTGCATAGTTTCCTCCTGTTTTGATGCACTTTAATAATAGCTTTCCCCATCGGCTGCAACCGGTGGGGAAGTTTTATTTTTGTCTTAGTTTTTGAGAAATTCTATATTGTTCGGCATTAGCTACGTCTGTAAACTCTGCTGTTTTATCATAATTGAGTTTTATAACTTCCTTTATCTCATCTAATGTTACGTTGAAAAATTCTCTTCTAGTATTAACCATATTCAATTTTTTGTTTTCAAACGCACGATGAAGTGCCGATTCTAATTTAGGAGCATCGTCTGAAAAAATCATAGCATGGACATCAAAGTCAAATGGAACTGAAGCATCACCTAATTCATCAACACGTTCCATCGGATCTAAGCGCCGTGTCATTCCAATTTTATAAATATTTTCCCCAAATGATCCAATATTTGAAATGACATATACATAGCCGGCTTTTTGATTCGCCTCTCTATAATCAATTTGTTGTAAAGAATTTTTTAATTTGCTGATATGATCTTCAATTTCTTTTCTCTTTTCTAATAGCTCATATCTATCATTCTCGGAGGCTTGCTCAATTTGCAAATTTAATTTTGTAAGAGCATTTGTATAATGTGTCTGTTCCTTTTCTAGTTTTTTGCGCTCCTCCTCAATTTCTTTTTGAAGTTTTGCTTCCTCTCTCATTCTAGCTCGAAGTTCCTTTTGCTCTTCTTTCTCTTGTTGCTTTTTTTGACGATACTCAAACGCCAGTTCTAATTCTTGAATTTTGTAATTATAATAGCGAACTGTTATGGCAACTCCCATTATCTGCCCAAGCTTTGAAATTGACTCATAAGCTGTTGTAATTCTCTTTTTAGCAGAATCGAAATTATTGTATTTCACATGTTCTATAACATCTTCGCATTCCGAATTGAAAGCTCTTAATAATAATTTTTGCATATCTTTGACCATTTTTTTACCTTTAGAAGCATTACCATTTACAGTCCAGCCCATATTACCAGTTACTGCGGCTGAATTTTTAATCATATCTTTTTGGATCTTTCTAATCTCGTCAAGGCGCATCTTGTATGCTTCCGAATTAACTAAATCATATTTAGGTCGATACAGGCCGAACTCTTGAAGAAGGATTTCGTCATTCATTTCAACTAAGTATTTTTTTCGTTCGATAATACTTTGTTCTACAGTATTAACCTCTTGCTTTAATTCGTCCAGTCGATAAAGCATAGTTTCTTTTTCTTTTGTTATCTTTTCGAGTTCCTCTTTAAGATTTACAAATTCGTGTTGTTCAGGGGTCATCACTTCACGCATCATCGCCAACTGCTTTTGGACACACTCATCACACAATCCTTCTGAATTAACTTTGAGTAAAAAGCCTTTTTTGCCGCAACTTTTACATTTTGCCATCAATATCCCTCTTCCTTTGAAGTTTTATTCAATTATCTCAATTTTGGGAAAATATTTTTCTAACCCTCTTGATTTTAAATTTTTGTGTGTTATAATAAACACAATCAAGAACATATGTTTTATATTTGTGCGAGTTAACTAGAATGAAATGTAGAGGAGGAAACTAGCAATGAAAGAATGGAAAGACAAATGCAAAAACTACAAAACCGAGATTATCACAATTGTAAATGCAATTGACGATAAAACAACACTGATAAAAATATTGGATTTTGTTAGAATCCTCTTCCTAAAATAAAAGCTATTTTAAACTGTCAATAAATTTTTTTACGGTCTTCCAGTCTTCCTCGCTAAATGCGGCGAAGGCTTGGAAGACTTTTTTTGCCGTTTCGTTTTCTCCCTCAAGTAATTTAGCAATTCTTATTGTCAGGTCCTGAGACGCATCTGGTGCGATCATTTCTCCTTCGCCGTTCATTAGCCAACCGTAATTAACATTATATGTCTTGCAGATTAGGCGAAGAGTAGCGTCAGGAATTCTTTTTAGTCTTCCATATTCTATATTTAAAATTACATCACGAGATACACCAAGCGCAGAACCAAAATCATCTCGGCTCAATTGTTTGTATTTTCTTACCGATTGTACTCGTTCACCAATCTCAATCATATTGTAGTTCACAATATCACCTCACCTTATTGGTTACTATTATACCACAAAAAAATATGGTGGTCAACAAATTTGTTTTTTAAAATATGTTGACAAACAAGATAAATAGTTATATAATATGTTCATCAACAGAAAAGAGGTGAATAAAATGCACGAACTCAACAAACAAAATTCCTTAGCTACCTTAGAAACCATTGAGGAAGTTATAAGCGCATTTAAAAGCATTGATGATCTTCACCGAGCTCTGGCATTGGGATATATTCAGGGAATTATGGCAGGACACAGCGTACCTAGTCCACCGGATAAAAAGCCAAAGAAAAAGGAAGCGGGGTGAGGACATGTTAAAAGATGTATCCACAAAAGAATTAGTCGAGGAGCTTAAAACTCGAGAAGGCGTCTCTGCTAAAATAGCGGAACCCTACCAAGACTTATCAGTCAAAGTAAATGGTCCCGCTATTGTGATGGTCATTATTGATTAACCTATCCGTAAATATGAATATGAGTTTTTTATATATGCGTGAAAGTATTTACCATGTGAACTTGCTGACATCAAGCCATGATAAACCGATTCCGGAACATTAGAATATTTATACAGTCCTCCGGAATTAAAACGTATGTATAGTGTACCATTTTCGTATCCGACACTTGCGATATCGGAAGAACTTACTGGGATCATATCCATAATCTCACCTCCTCCCTATTGACATTTTACCACTCGTTGGGAGGACAGGCAATCAAACCAAAATAATAGCCGCACTCAGGCGGCGGAAAAGACATAGGACTTCCCATGTTCTCAATATATTTAAGAAAGAAAGGGGGTAAAGTCATTGAAAAAAATTGATTTCAGTGAAAACAGAGTTCACATGGTAAAACCGTTTAATCCATACTACATAGCGGAAGTACTGGCTGATATTTGGGGACGTGAGAACGGTTGTAAGTTAAAAATAACGCTAACTCCTAAAGAAACAAATACCGCAACGGATACTAAACATTAAGGTGATCTCTGCGGCTAACCCCCGCAGGAGGTCAAAAGGAGGACAAGCCAGCTTGACAGTAAATAAGAAAGATATCGTATTACTGGTTTTAGTTTTCGCTGTCTCTTTTTTAGTCAGCTGAACCATCAATCTGCTTATTTAATTCTGAAAGGAGGACAAGCACATGAACGCAGACGACATAGAAAGAGTTCGGAAAATAGTGGATCGGGACGGCTGGAACATCATTTGGATAGGTGCAAAAATGCCATGTGAGTTTTTTGATGAAGAGGTTGAACTTCTCTATGAGGATATGGACGGCCAGCCTTGTATTTGCTATGCGATTTATACCTATGACAAAAGCGGATTTTACCATAACCCATATTTTCAGAGAAAATCTGACGGCGCAAAAATGGGTCGGTGCATTGCATGGCGTAAATCTCTTAAAGAGGCGTAAAACCATAAAGGAGGACAAGCACATGAGCCCAGAAATGACGGTGGCGTTTATCGTTCTGGCGGTATGGAGCGCCGTATTCACAGCGGCATATATCGGCGAGCGGTACCGGAACCGGAAGCTGAGACAAGCCCTGAAAAACAGGGGCAGATACGCAAGGTATAAAGAAAGCCGCGCCCCGGCTGGCACCAGGAACGCGGCAAGCAAAAATACATTATCTATATTTTAAACAGAAAGGAATGAAAAGTCAATGACGGAAAATCAAAAGCAGTCAATTTTAGACATGGCAAGAGGCGCAATTAAGGAGCGCACAGACTACGAGATGGCAAAAATTATTGACAATATTCTTGATGTCAATACTAATGCAACAAAGAAACGCACACTTACTTTAACAGCAGAGTTTTCACCAGACAGTGACCGCCAGCAGATTGGTGTTCGAGTAGTGGCGAAATCCAAACTGGAGCCTACCAACCCAGTTTCCACTAGTCTATACATCACAGGTGACCGTGAAGGAGTAGTTACTGCTGTTGAAATGGTCCCTCAGGTTCCAGGCCAGCAGAACTTAAACGGTGAGGAGCAGGAAGAACCCGCATACCTTAGATTAATTAAAAACGCTTAAGGAGAAAATATCATGATTAAAGAAGCTATCGAAAAAATTTTAACCCTATCCACGCCTAACACGATCGATTATGAAGGGCGAAAATTTGTTGATAAGGCCATGACGCCGCTTCCCCGAAACCTTACCGCCAGTTATTTATCAACAAACACACTTACGTCTGTTGTGGATTACATAAAGGAAAGAGCGGATATTTTCAGCTTGCTTGAAAACAGGTTTATTGTTCACATCGAAAGCCCTTCAAAGGTCATGCTGTATAAAGAAATGAACAGTGATAAAAATCGCGATCATTTAATTTGTGCAGCCGCCAATAAATGTGATTTTAATTTTGGGCGGTTTATGGATTTGGAAAGCTTCATTATTAATATCCAATCAAATTTCATTCAAAATGAAAATACCGACTCTTTGCTTTCGTTCATTGGGAGCGTGAAAGACGATACAAGCGTAACACAGGAAGACGATGGCATTACTCAAAGAGTTACCGCTAAATCCGGGATTTCTTTATCTAAGACAGTTAAAGTACCAAACCCTGTGCGTTTAATGCCCTATAGAACTTTTACGGAAGTAGCTCAGCCGGAAAGCGCCTTTGTTTTCCGCATGAGAAAAGACGGAAGCTCTATCTCCGCCGCCCTGTTTGAAGCAGATGGGAACGCTTGGAAAAACGAAGCTATTCTAAATATTAAAGAATTTTTTAAATCGTCCTTATCGGGGGAAGATGTTATCATTTTAGCTTAACTTCTAATAAGAAAAGCCGCCCTCGCGACTGGCATCACGAAGAGCGGTTGAAAGGATTGAACACATATTGAAGAACTTAAAAGAAATAAAAATGACAACTGAATTGGGAAAAGTCAATTTTTTACTAAGAACTGGAAATTGGATATTAATCGACGTGGCAATCAAAAAGCGGAATATAGAGTTTATTTTAGGGAAAATCAATTAGCAGCCTAAAACAAATCCAATGGATTCTACGTACCCATCAATATCATTATCACGTTGTTTCACCGTATCAATAAGGACATATCCATTTTGTAACATTTCATTTGCTTTGGCAATTGATTCAACAAACTCAATGTGTGTGATTTCTTTTGATATCTGCATAAAACCAACTCCAGTCTTAAAAATAGAGCTGCTCAGGAATGGACATTCCAAAAGCAGCACACGAAAAACAACTGCATATATTTTAAACCAAAACAGGAGGTTTGTCAAATGGACGATAAAGAGTTAATGATCTGTCTGATGAAAGAATATTTCGAATTGAAAAATCAGATAAAAATCGAAAAAGAAACCTGTGAATATTGGTTCCGGGAATGTGAGAGGCTGAAAAATGAACAGAAGCAATGATAACGGCCTCTCCCGCGCGGAATTTAAGTACCTGTATGATACCGATAACGAGGAACCGGAAACGGATAAAAGCCCGGAATACGAGGCCTTGGAGTGGCTGAAGGAGGTATATTATGCCTACCAAAGAAATAGTTGAATTCACCCGATACACTGTCCCCATAGAGATCAGATTTACAAACGGTCTGGAGTGCTGCGAGTGGTGTAATCATAGCTTTATGAACATGAAACGGCATTTTGAATGTGGTCTTACCCATGAGGAAATAGTCAGCCCTAGAGATTCTATCGGGTGGAATTGTCCAGTCAGAAAACTAGAAAAGGAGGAATAGCATTGGGAATTCCCGTGTTAATTTTAGGGGAATCCGGCTCCGGAAAATCCGCGTCGCTTAGAAATTTTAAACCTGGCGAAATTCTGATTTTTAACGTGGCAAACAAACCGCTTCCCTTTCGGGAAAAACTGGATTGCCTGGACAAATCAGGATACCGGGCTATCTTTGAAGAATTCAAGTCCCAAAAATACAAACGGTATGTGGTGGACGACAGCCAATATCTTTTGGCGTTTGAATCGTTCGCAAAGGCAAAGGAAAACGGATATCAAAAATTTACGGATATGGCCCTGCACTTCTACTCTTTAATCAAAACCGTTACAGAAGGACTGCCGGACGATACCGTGGTGTATTTCCTGCACCATGTCCAAAAAACCGACTATGGAATAAAAGCCAAAACCATCGGTAAAATGCTGGACGATCAGTTGACCGTTGAGGGATTGTTTTCAATCGTTCTCATGGCCGAGTTTGACAATGGACGCTATTATTTCAGAACTCAAACCAACGGAAACGATACGGTAAAAAGCCCTATCGGAATGTTTGACCGGGAAATTGATAACGATCTGAAGACAGTCGATCAAAAAATCCGGGAATACTGGGGGATTTGATATGGCACGATTTATTGATTTCCGCCCGGATCATTCCGTCCCCGGCCGGAGGGAAACCGGGGAAGAATTTATAAACGCCAAATATATTAAAAAGGTGTATTTGGCGCTGCCGTTTCGGAACGAAATTCGGATTGATACGGTAGATAAAAATGGAAATACCCTCTCTTTTACCGAGCGGTATAAAAACGCTAAAGATTGCAGAGCCAGAATGAATGAGCTCAAAAGAAAATTAAACATATTTTAGGAGGTACATAACAATGAAGCCAGTAAACAATTGGGAACAGGTAAAAGCAGCGTCGGACCGCCAGCAGCTTCCAAAGGGCGGGTATGTCTGTAGGATCATGAACGGTGAAATCAAAACCTACAATGGAACAAAAGGAACTTTTGAGCGCCTTGAGATTAGTATCGACGTTGCGGAAGGTGAATTCAAGGATTTTTACGCTGCGGATTACCGGGGACAGAATCAGGAAGATAAAAAATGGCGCGGGGTCTTGCGCCTTTATGTTCCCAAGGACGACGGCAGCGATATGGACGAATGGACCAAATCCAAGCTGAAGGCCGCAACCAACGCGGTTGAGGACAGCAATCAGGGCTATCACTGGGATTGGAACGAAGCCGGGTTAAAAGGAAAGCTTGTCGGCTGCCTGATCCGGAACGAGGAATGGGAATACAACGGGAGAACAGGCTGGAACACAAAGCCCTTTAAGTTTGTGCCTGTCTCCGATATCAAAAACGGAAAGTTTGAAATTCCAAAGGACAAGCCCTTGAATAAAAAAACATCTGACTCTGAAGCCGTAAGCACTAACGCCGGAATCGATTCTTATCTGGAAGACCTCCCGTTTTAGCCTATGGACCATTTTGATGTGAAACGTTCCCTGGACAGCATGGTGATCCTGGTGGATACCAGGGAGCAGGATACCCCTTCCCTGCGCCGAAGGCTGGAGCTTATGAACCGCCCCTGGGAACGCCAAAAGCTGGATTTTGGTGACTATTCCGCAAAATGCAGACTGCCTGACGGGGAATGGCTTGACCTTTCCCCAAAGGTAGCAGTCGAACGGAAAATGAGCTTTGACGAGCTGTGCGCCTGCTTTTGCAGAGGTAGGCAGCGCTTTACCAGAGAGTTTGAGCGAGCCAGAAAAGCAGGAGCCGCCGTCTACCTGTTAATCGAAAACGCCTCCTGGGAAAACGCGTTTGCCGGAAAATACCGCAGTCAAATGAATCCTAAATCATTTATCGCCAGCATGACGGCATGGCTCGCCCGGTACCGCTGTCAGCTCATATTCTGTAAATCGGAAACTACGGGGATTTTAATCCATGAAATCCTTTACCGGGAATTAAAAGAGGTTTTAGAAAGTAAAGGAGGAATCCAAACTGATGAAGTGTGTTGAACATAAGGTTATTGAATATCTTTGCGACGACTGCGGGGAACCTTTGGGAAATCATGAAGGGAACCCATATATTTCAGACGGCGAAAATAATTACTGCTATGATTGCGCTTTAAAGCATAGATTAATTGATGCTGACGAATGGTTATTCGCCCACGGCATTTCTATTTACGATCATGCGGTATATAAAAACGGAGAAATTATCGCCTATCAAAAGTGGGGAAAAAGTTTTCGAAGAGACGTGGTGAAAATGTTCGATGAGCAAGGAAACCGGATTTGATTACAGTGACCGCGAGTTTATCAAGCTCAACCGGAAAATTCTGAATTGGCAATGGTATTCAGATCCATGTACCAGAGATGTTTTTATTCACTGCTTATTAAAAGCAAATTGGAAGTCTGGAAAATGGCATGGGTACCAATACCAGCGCGGGCAGTTTATTACTTCCCTTCCTAGTTTGTCGTCTGAATTAGGATTGTCTGTAAGAAGCGTGAGAACTGCTTTAGATCACTTAAAATCGACAGGCGAACTGACAGACTGGCACGATTCAAAAATCCGCATGATTACTGTTGTTAATTATGAGCGTTACCAATCGAGCGACAGTCTAAACGGCAGACGACCGACAGGCGACCGACAGACCACCGACAGGCAAGCGACAGGCGACCGACAGCAGTATAAGAATAATAAGAATATAAAGAATATAAAAGAAGATAAGAAGGCGGCTGCGCCGCAGGAGATATTCCCTCCGGGAATTGAAACGCAGGAAGAGCTGGAGGCGTTAAAGGCCAGACTAAGGGAGTGAGAAAATGCCTTATGAATTAAAGCGGGAGGATATCCTTGGTTTGGCTCGGAGGTTAAACGCCGAAACACATGAAAAGGGAGAAGAGCTGTTTTTTAAATACTGCCCTTTCTGCGGCGGGGACGGCCATGACCGTAACACCTTCAGCATCAACCTGAAAACCGGAATGTTTAAATGCTTCCGGGCTTCCTGCGGAAGACAAGGCCATTTCGTACAGATGGCCAGAGAGTTTTCTTACCCTTTGGATTTTCAAGCGTCCGGGAAAAGCAAAACGGTTTACAGGGCGCTTCCCCAAAAAGAAATCCAGGTGCGCGATCCAGCTGTCATTTATCTGGAATCCAGAGGGATCAGCCGGGAAACCGCGGAACGGTATCAGATCACTACCCGAAAGGATATGCCGAATGTTCTGGCTTTCCCTTTTTACGATCAGGACGGCGTGCTCCGGTTCGTGAAATACCGTAAGACGGATTTTGATAAATTCAGGGATAAAAACAAGGAATGGTGCGAAAAGGACACCATGCCGATTCTGTTCGGAATGAAGCAGTGCGTTGATTTTGGGACACTGGTTATCACAGAGGGACAAATCGACAGTTTAACGCTGGCTGACTGCGGGATCAAAAACGCGGTTTCTGTGCCCACGGGAGCGCTTGGATTCACCTGGCTGGAAAACTGCTGGGACTGGATTTTGAAATTTAAAGAGGTTGTTGTTTTCGGAGACTGCGAAAACGGAAAAATTACCGTAGCGGACGAGCTTTCCAAAAGGCTTCCGATGCCGGTAAGGGTTACCCAGCCGGAGGATTATTTCGGAGAAAAGGACGCCAACGACATTTTAAGGCGCTATGGAAAAGAGGCTGTAGTTTCCGCCGTACATAACGCGAAGCTGAAGCCTGTAAACCGGGTCAAAGAACTGGCGGACGTTCAGGCGGTAGACATTTACAGCATGGAGCGGATTTTCACCGGAATTAATGAAATCGACCGTATTATTGGAGGTTTCTATTTTGGACAGGTAATTCTGCTGACCGGAAAACGCGGCGAAGGTAAAAGCACATTTATGAGCCAGCTGATTGTGGAAGCTTTGGAACAGGGATACAAAACTTTCGCGTACAGCGGTGAGCTGACGGATTATCACTTTAAGCGCTGGCTGGATTTTCAGGCGGCAGGGCCGGACAATATTGTCTCAAACAAAGATCAATTCGGAGAAGAAACCTACCTGTTAACCAATGAAGTGATCGACAAGCTTAACAGCTGGTATCGCGGAAAGGCTTATCTTTATGATAATTCGGCAGTAATTGAAAGCGAAGAATTGGAATCCCTGCTGGTAACCATTGAAAAGGCAGTATGCCGGTATGGAATCCGGTTTGTGTGTATTGATAATTTAATGACCGCCCTTGATGTGGATATGAGAGACGACCTCTACCGGGCGCAGTCAAAGTTTTTGAGAGAATTGAAGCTGCTGGCCGATCGCCACAATATTGTGGTTCTCTTAGTGGCACACCCCAGAAAAATGAAAGACGGGAATTTTGCTAATGACGATGTTGCCGGCAGCGGGGATATTACAAACCGGGTTGATGTAGTGATGTCTTATTCCAGAAGCGAGGACGAAGCCTGTGACAGTAAGCTCGCTATTACGAAAAATAGGCTTACCGGCAGGCTGGCAATGGGAGAAAAACAGATCAAGCTTTTTTACAGCAATAAATCCAAACGGATCACCAGTGTTCAGTCGAACGGAAAAAATTACAGCTGGAAATCCGAAAAGGAAATGATTGAATCCGGCCTGCTGGACTTGCCGTTCTGAGGTGCAATATGACGTTTGATGAATTATCTCTTATGGCTTTTCGCAATGATCCCCTCCCCCGCTTCGTAAAACTGCATGAAATGGCTGCGTATTTCGGCCTGCAAAATATTTACTGGAGCTATGAGTACCGTTTTATTTCAAAGGATCAGGCCGCAAAACGTAAAAAGGAGCTTCAATATAGGTTTGAGGACGAAGTAAAAAAGCATGAGGATTCTTTAAAAGACCACCAATACATCGACCAAATCCGTACAGCGCTGGCAGGCTGGTTTAAGAAGGTGGAGCAGAGCGGCTGTCCTGTATGCATGAGGCTTATTGAGATTTTGGACGGGAGGAATTTACCTCTCTAAATAAGAAAGGAGATTAGAATGAAAGACTGTAAAAACTGTAAATATTTTTGTGGTTATGATTATAGCGATGGAACGCCAATCTGTGAACGTAATGGAGGTTATGAAGCGTGCCCCTATAACGACACTGCCGATTTTAAACTTAATGAAGCAAAGCTGGAAGTCGATATGACTAACCTGCTCGAATATATTACCCATACCGTTAAGAACTCAGTGGAAATGGGTATATATAAAACGGCGCATGACGAGATAGTAAGCTTAGTTAAGGATACTTATAACAAAACTTTTGAAAAATACACCAAGGAAGAGGTTGAAAAATAAATTTCCAATTCGGTTAACGAATTCATGGAAGAGACTGTAACTATTGGTGGAAATTGGAGAGAAGAACCAAAGAAACTTACTAGAAAGCAATACTTAAATGAATGCGTCAAGAACTCTTTAGAAGAAAAATTTGATATTGAACGCATGAGGACAACGATATTACAAACCGTTCAAAAAGAAGTAGAAAAAAAGGCAGATATTTTGAAACGCCAAGTAAATTCCGGAATTAAACAAACCTTTGATGATGTTATGGCTAAAACGCTGACGGATAATGTTGTTTCTATGCTTATGTGCAGCGATACTTATCAAAAGCTTAACGATTCCATGAAGCGTTTAATCCCTTGAATTTAACCCCGCCGCAAACAGGCGGGAAATAAGGAGTGATTTAGTTGCTTGAGATATGTCCGATAAGCTTAAAGGAGGCCAATGCTTTTGTAGAGCAGCATCACCGCCACCATAAGCCTGTCACAGGGCACAAATTTTCTATTGGCTGCACCGACGGAGAAAAAATTGTGGGCGTTGCCATTGTAGGAAGGCCCGTCAGCCGTTATCTTGACGACAGCTGGACCTTGGAGGTTAACCGGCTTTGCACAGACGGCACACGCAACGCTTGCAGCATGCTTTATGCGGCGGCCTGGAGAACTGCCAGGGCTATGGGCTACCATAAGCTTGTCACTTACATATTAGAAAGTGAGAACGGGGCTAGCCTGAGGGCTGCCGGCTGGAAATGTGTAGGCAGGGCTGGAGGGCTTCGATGGACCGGAAAGCGACGTCCAAGCGTGGACTTATGTCCCGCACAGATGAAGCTTAGATTTGAAGTCACAGACGGGAACGGAGGACAAAAGTAATGATTAACCTAACCTTGGGAGATTACCGGATCTGCACCTTGAAAAATGGTACTGTCGCCCTATATGAGCGCCATATTATTTCAAAGCGTTCAAGTCCGAATTTAGGCAAAACGGTTGAAAGAATAACAGGATACTACTCTTCCCTAAAAGCCGCTCTATCGGCCTACACGGCAAGGGAAATGGCGTCTGATGATTACTGCGCAGAAACTGCTGAGCAGTTGGAGGCTGTATTGGACAATCTCGCTTCCAGAATTGAGAAAGCGTTAAAGGAGGCAAACTATGACTGAATCAAAACCACACAAAATTTATTGCGAAGCTCTGAATAAATGGGGTGCTGAAGCTCAAACACTTATGGTTTTTGAGGAAATGTCAGAACTGCAAAAGGAACTTTGTAAGCACGCCAGGGGCAAAGATAACCGTGAAGCTATTGCCGAAGAGATCGC